CGTTAACGCGGCAGATCCCGGTCTGCATGTACTGATCCACGCCCTTAGTGAACGGCAAGGCATACTGCGTCATGTTGCCGATGCCGGATGCGACCTGCGCCAGCGTCGGCAATGTCGCCGAGACAGTGGAAACCGATGCCGCCAACGCCGTGACGGTCGTCGCCGTCACCGGGTCGAACACAACTGCCCCGGACACCGCCCAATCGCCCGGCGTCAACGCCAGCGTGGCGATGTTCGCCGTCACCCCCGTCGTCAGGGCGACCTCGACGGTAGTGCTCGTCGCAATGACTTCTCCGATGTTGCCCGCCGCCGCATTGTCGGCCGCAATGGTGCCTTTGAAATTGAACGTGCCGGTCGGCCCGGTGGCGCCCGCAATTCCAGCCGTCCCGGTCGATCCGGTCGGTCCCGCAGTGCCCTGCGTACCCGTTGGTCCCGCGATACCCTGCGGGCCAGTCGCCCCCGCACCGGTCGCGCCCACGGCACCTGCCGCGCCGGTCGGCCCTGTTGGTCCGGCATCTCCCTGCGGCCCCGTCCCCCCCGCTCCGGTCCCGCTTCCGGTTCCGGTCGGCCCTGTCGGGCCGGTCGGGCCCGCCGAGCCTGCTCCGGTGCCGGCATCCGGCATGTCCAGTATGACCTGGAAGGTCCTGTCGGCGTCCTGCTTGATCTGCGTCGTGAACGTGCCCGAGCGGAACCGCAGCCAGGAAATGCCATAGCCGGTGTTGGGCGGCATGGTGAGGACTGAGTTGGGCGTCACCGTCGGCACCGTCGCCGGATAGGTCGAGAAATCCCCGGCATCGGTCGTAAGATGCAGATTATTGTAGGTTACACCGCCATCTGCAGAAACTTGAAACGTCAGCGGCGCTGCGTTCCAATCCGGCGGCATGACGATGCGCAGGATTCTAGTGCTGCCAGAGCAATCGACCCCGCTCGACATCGTGTGCCCGGCGGGGATCGTCAGCGGGAGGGTCTTTAGCGACATCGGGCTACCTCAACCGTGACCGATCGCAGGAAAACGGAACCCACCGCCACCGCCGCCAACCAGCACGGTCAGCAACGCAATCAGGGCTAACAACAAAACTATTACCCAAATGCCCTTCTTGATCTGTGCCGGGATCGGAGTGACAAATGACTCTATGACCCATATCGTCAAATAAATGACCCCACACAGAACTATCAAGCCAATCAAAAACCACAAAACTGAGATTGCCATGCTGACCATTGTCGCCTCCTATTCGCCTATTGGCGGGGGCACGTCGCTGAAAAAATAGAGCGCAAGCACCGCGATCACGAGGGCCACGAATATCGCAGCAGCACCGTACATCGAACGATCATACCGCATGGCTAACCCTCTGGATCATCGACCGCCTGCGGCATTGGCTCCGGGATCGGATGGATGACCTTGTCCGGCTTGCCATCGTAATCGGCATCCGTGATGTTCTGAAACAGCAACGCCTCGCTGGCGCGCCGTCGCGTCAAACCAGCCAGGACCTTGCCGCCGCCCTTGTTCCACTTGTGGAACTCGAGGGCGGCACCCTCGAAGTCGCCTGCGTTTACTTTTTTGAGGAGAGTGCTTTTGGCGAGATTTCCTTCTCCGCAGTTGTAGCAGAAGGAGACGAGGGCGTCGAACTGCCATGGCTCGAGAGGCACTTTGACAAGTTTACGTACAGCTCGCTCAAACGTCCCCATGTCTTCCAGAAACGCTTGATCGCACTCCTCCATCGTCCATCGAGAGTCGGCATTGAACTCTCTCCCGTGATGATGAGTATGGCCCCAACAAATCGTGAGAACTCCAGCAGGGCAATGGTACGGTTGATAATAATCGCCAACTTTCTTCAAACAGCCTTCGTAGTGCTTGATTAAATTAGCACCCGCAGAACTCAGGCTGCGATCCTCGTTCATGGATTGATGTTCAACCTCTTGGTCATCACGTCAACGATCCTATCGATGCTTCCCTTGTTAGCCTTGGTCTGACTCTCCAATACCGTCAACCGGCTATCGACCGTCACCAAGTGCGGCGAACCGCGAATCTCCAGCGTGCTCACCCGCGTCTCCAGCTTGACCATGTAGGCCGTGATCGACAGGACCGCAGCGCCGATCGCGATGCCCTGCGCCACCAGGAAATAAACCAGCGCCTGGTTGTCTGCGAACCATGAGCGGACGCTCGTCATCATGGCTCACTTCTTGCGACCCAGCTTGGCCTGGCCGCGCTTGTCCTCGGCCTTGTCCTGTGCGGAAGTCTCGTAGTTCTTGAGCGACATGCCCTTGCGCTTGGCGCCGCGCTTGTCCTCGGCCAGGTCAGCCTTGGACCCCTCGTAACCCTTGCGCTTTCCAGCCATCGGCGTGCTCCGTTGCCTGATAATTAGTAAACATACTGGAATTATGATCGGCTTTATACCACCGGATCGGCAAATCGGGGTACCGCTGCTCCACCCGCGCCAGGGTGTTCACCTCCCAGCTCAGGTTGCCTGTCTCCCGCAGATGGCGCTTGCACTCGTCCCTCATCACGGCGGCGAGCGCGGCGGCGTGCTCGCGCGGCACGACCAGGAGGCCCCCGCAGAATCTCCACATCGGGTAGCGATCGTCGTATTGGTAGTTCCTCTCCCAGCAGCCCGGGATGGCGATGGCTTCTTCGGCCGCAGCGCGGGCCATGAAATCCTCGATCACGCCGGCGGTCATTCCCGGCAGGTGGAAGATGCCGAGATCGATCCAGACGATGACGTCAGCGCCGGGAACCAGCTCGGCGGCGTCCGCGATGAGCTCGGACTTCTCCGCCTGTACGATGTGGTACGCGAGCGAGTTCTTGGCCGGGTTGTCGGCGGTCGAGTGGGTCACCGGCCCGTGCCGTTGCAGATGCCGGTAGAGCCAGCACGCCTCGAGCTCGGTGTCGAGGCGCAGGAGCGCGGTGATGTCGGCTGCGGCCAGTTGCGCGCCGAGCCTTTCGTAGTCCTGCGCCGGGCGGGGATGGCCGGGGATTGGGATAAAGCCGGTGACGGCCACCACGCTCATCGGAGCACACTGTATTCATCGGATATCGGAAAATAACAGCACATCACGCATCCGATGTTGCCCTTCATCGCCGCTGTCTTCCCGTGTCAATGGCGGCAACCATCGTTTTGCCTCAGATAGGCGTTGACACCAGTATTTTCCGTATCATGCTGGAGATAGATCATCTTTTAGGGCGGTGAGCCTATGAGCGATTCTGCGTCCAAACCGAAAAAGCGGCGGCGCACTGGCGCCGCTTTCTCCATCCCCGGCGCGGCCGAGGAAATCGGCGTCTCGTACAAAACCATGCGCGACGCGATCGAGATGAATCAGGTGCGCACCATCAAGTTCGGCCGCATCACCCGCGTGCCGAAAGCCGAGGTCGCGCGTCTCAAAGAAATCTTTGCATAGGATCATCGCGGCTCCTCGATGAACCGCAGCACGTCATCTAGATCCATCCTCGCCACCCACGCCTCGCAATCCCGCACGCCGTAGCTTGCCATCAGCTGCCGCCGCTCGGGAAAGTACGCCAGGCCGGCGGCGAATTCGATCTGCTTGTCATGGAAATAGAACGGCATGGACATGCCGGTAACCGCTCCGTCAACGGCGTAGCGTACGAACCTATGTGCATAATAGCGGTTCGGCCGCCCTGGGATCGTGCGCGCCTCATGCACTAGCGATAAGTACACACCGTCAGCTTCTATAACCTGCGAGCCGCCGCTGATCTGGCTGGCATCGAAACCGGAATCACTTTCGAAAACCACATTACCATCGTCGTCGACCAGGGTCCCCTGCCGGTAGACGAACCGCAACTCGTTGTTCTTCACCCAGGGCTGCCAGTTTTTCTCGTGGTAGCGCTTCTTGGGCAAAATCCGCATCCAAGGCTGGCCGCGCGCATTGAGCGGGACCAGGATTTGCTCGCACCAGCCTTCCGCGTTGAGCTCGCGCACGTTTGAGATCGTCCACAGGGTGCCCTGCCATTCGAACAACCGGCTATCTTCCAGACCGCGTACCGGATGAAACTTCGGTTCCGGCCAATTCTCCGGTAATGGCAGCTCGTCGGCTGTGGCGGCATCCAGGTCGCGCACCAGATAATTACGCGTATGAATGAAATTGACGTTCCAGTCGGCACTCAGAGAGCTATCCTTCCCCCGGATCGCATAGACCCCCTCCGTCGTGATCGTGTAGTTGACGGTACGTAAAACAAGGATAGGCCTTCCCTGATAGTTGATGACCGACGGGTTGGTGGCGGCCCAGCCGTCGTCCAGATCAAATTTCAACCATGTAGGCTTGAACGACGGCACATGCTCGGCCAACGGCCGCAGGTACCAGAACATATTGCCGCGGGCCTGCTCGCTGCCTTCGAGCGCCAGTTCGTTGCAGACCTGCGCGCCGCGGTCGCGGATTTTACCGCCTGCGTAATAGGCGCAGATCGCGAAATCCTCGCGTATGCCGGTGCTGGCGGCGTATTTGTTCACGAACAGCTGGTCGGCGTGCGGCTGCGGATCCATGCCGGCCTCGGAAAACAGTAGGCTAGAGTGGTTTTCTCCGCGCTCGCGGAAATATCTGGCCAGGTCGTACAGCGTCTCGGCCCGGTGTGGCCGCAGCTCGTAGGCGCGCAGCATCTCCCAGACGAAGCCCGGTCTGTCGCCGGAATTCTCTAAACAATGCGCGTAATGAAGCTGGGCGTTCCAGCGTTCTTCGGCGAAGCCACCGAGCCCGGCGCGGATCTTGTAGTGCTCCGCAGCCTTGGCCCAATCGCGCTTATCAAAGTATGATTGCCCGAGATAGAAGTGAGCCCGCTGGATCAAGCCTTCGTTGGTCTCGGTCTTCAGCATCTCTTCGAGCAGATTGATATCCCGCTCGAACTTCTCCGGCCTGTTAGACCCATCTGCAAAGTCCTGGAACCAGATGCCGTCCAAGTTGCCCGCCGTTGGCACATCTAAAAATTCGTGCGTGGGGCACTTATAGTCACCGGTAGCATTGCGGCTCAGTATGCGCCGGTTCCAGTAGTTCAGTGTTCCGGCCACCTGCCGCACGTCGTAGGCAAGACCGCCGTTGAGCTGCCGCTTCCAGTCGGGATCGTCGACGACCAGGGCCATGTCGGCGTCCGAGAGCACCAAGTAGTCCCACGGCAGATGGCTCGCACGCGCAGCCAGCAGCGCAAGGTTACGGGCATCCGAGAAGTTGACGAATTCGGCTGCACCGAGCTCCAGCGGCTTGCTGGCTTTTTCGAACGCCGCGCGCACCATGGCGACGGTCGAGTCGGTCGAGCCGGTGTCGACCACAATGCCGTAGTCGACGTGCGGAATGATGCTGTCGAGGCAGCGCGATATAATCGCTGCCTCGTTACGCAGTATGCAGTTCCACCCCAGCTTCACGCGCGCTTGCGATGCTTGACGATGGCGTCGATGATATCGCCCTTGTTCCAATGCTCGCTGACCTCGGCACCCTCGCTGGCAGCCACGCTCAGCAGCTCCTCCTTGGTCATGTCGTTGAGCTGCGCCTTGGTCGACCTGGTTTCACCCACACCGAACATGCCGCCGGTGGCGCCGGTCGCGCCCTCGCCGCCGCCGGACGTGCCGGGCAGCTCGGTGACGGTCAAAACGTCGATCTCGTCGCCGGGAGTAGCGGTGGCGTTGGCCACGACCTGATGAACCGCATCCTCGCGGTGCAGCGCCTCGATGGTCTCGACGGTGGCGGCGTGGGTAACACGGGATTTAACCTCATAGGACGGCATCGGACGTACTCCTCTCTGGTTGAACGGTTAGCGCCCCTTCATCACGACTGTGCGCTGATACTCCATTGCGGTGCCGTGATCGAGGCCATCCTGCCAAGCGCGATGCAGCGACCAGCGCCCGGTAACGATCCACCACGCTTCCAACCAACGCTGGTACCAGCACGGCGAACCCCGGCTGTTGCGGTGGATAACCCACCTGCGCGGATCGGGTTCACGGGCCTGCGTTGCCATGAGCATCACCCCGGTGGCCCTCCCATCGGCACCGGCGGTCGCGCGCCAGGGCCTGGAGGCGCGGGCTGATTTCCAACCAGACTAGTCGGCATGGTATTGCCTTGCGACAATGGTGACGGCTGGTTGCCCTGGGCCGCCCGCGCCATCTGGTCCATGCCGCCGCCCAGAGCGCCAGACCCGGGAGCGCCGAGCGGACCCAACGGCGCGCCACCGGTCAGGGCTGGAAGGATGCCGCGCTGGCCGGCCGGGACGCCGGCTTGGCTTGCCAGGAGCCCGGCGGTCAAGTCGGAGGCGATTTTCTGGACGCCCATTTGCACGCCTTGCTGCACGCCGGCCTCGACCTTCTGGGCGAGCGCCTGCTGCTCGCCGCCGCCTTGCTGCTGTTGCTGGAGTTTTTCGAGATCGTCGTCGGACGGTACGATTTCGTCGCCGTCGAGCCCGATGGTCTGAGCGACGCTGCGAAGCACCGCGCCACGGCCCTTGATTCCGATGATCCCCATATCAATTGGATTCGCCGTGCTTTGAAGAAACTCAACCTGACGCTGTCGTTGGGTTTCACGCTGAATAGCAACGCTCACTCCTTGCACCGAAACATTTTCCTCGCCTGTCAAAAGCCCGGTCGTATCACTGAGCAACACCAAGTCTACAAGCTGTTGTAGCGCAGGCTCGAACAGCTCGCGGTCTAAGTTCGCTGCAACGGTTTGAAGCACTTTGCTCGCATTGTTCATGAGCATGGCCAAACCGGATGCGGTGCGTCCTGCGCCGCCACCGGGCTGGCCGCCGATGTATTTGGGGATTGCTGAGATGTCGTCCGCTAGATCGACAAAGGCCCTGAACACGGTCAGCAGGTCTTGCGAATTGCTCTGCGGTTGGAAAAATTCAACGGGAGGTTTCGAGTTGTTGCCAACTGGGTCGGAGGACGCGTGAAATCTCTTCCAAGGATACAGTTCCTCAACATTATCCTCGGGCCGGACGCGATCGTCATTTATGACCACCATCGGTCCGGAGGAAATGGAGAGATTGTTGACCAGCGAGCGCAGCGTTGCGTTAGCAACGTCTTGTAGATCGGCGATCATGTCGACGAGGCCGTTGCCGACGGGGGTGCCGGGGACTTTCTCGAAGCTGGTCATGTAATAGGAATGTCTTGCCCGCGGCGAGGGGGAGAGGTTGGCCTTGATGATGTGGCTGCCGATGACGTAGGCGTCGATGTGGTAGTCGCGCAGTTCGTCGGCGATGCCGGGCATGCCGTAGTCCTGCAGGAGGCGGCCCTGGACGTTGCCGTGGAACTCCATTTGGTTGATGAGGCCGGAGCGGTTCCAGGCGGGGTTCTCGCGGCTTTCCAAGACGGAGCGTTCGGCGTCGGTGGTGTCCCAGTTGTCGTAGAGGCCGCCGCGGCCGTATTCGTCGAGGACGGCGCGGACCTCGGCCTGGTCGAAGCCGGGCAGGTCGAGGAGGTCGTTGAGCTCGGCGCGGGTCAGGCGTGATTTCTCGATGACGTTGGCGTTGGCAATGTCCGCCACGCCCGGCGTAAACCAGATATCGAAGGGGGATATCCGGCTCCACACCATTTTCGGGATCTGGCGCACCAGCGGCTGGCCGTTGTTCCACTTGACCTCGGGGGCGATGCGGACGGTGGGGCCTTTGATACAGGCGAACGGGAAGATCGGGAGATCCACGATGAACTCCGCCAGGGCCTCATAAAAATGGCCTTCCCTCAAGATCTCATCGATCCTGTCCTCGGCGACCTGGGCCTGGTCGGCGGCTTTTTTCTTGGCGGCGTCGGAGGCCGACTCCATGAGGGCGGCGCGGCGCATCTGCACGTCCTGCGGGGAAGGGGCCTGGCCGGTCGTCTGCATGATCATCTGCTGCTCGTGGGACATGAGCGCATCGATCTTCTGGACGATATCGGGCGGGACGTCGGGATCGGCGGGCGGGCGGATCGACCAGGGGCGGTCGGAGCCGAGATAGATATCGCGCAGGAGCGAGGAGGCGGCGCGACATTTTTGGGCGGACAGGCGGGCGTAGACTTCCGAGCCGCCGAACTTCTTCACTTCCTGGAATTTGGTTGGCGAATACTGGCCGTTGAAGGTGCGCAGGGCCTCGAGCAGGCGATTCGACCAGCCGGCGGCGGTATTGCGGTGATTACGGAAGATTTCGAACTGGCCGCGGATGAATCCGGCGAGTTGCGGCGGGGCGGGTTCTTGTTGTGGCGCAGCCGCCTGAGAGCGAGCAAGTTGTTGCTGCTGGAGATGCGCCTCCAGCGCGGCCGGAGGAACGACCTGAAGCACGCCTTGCTGGCCGAGTGGGTTGGTTGCCATGGGCGCCATGCTACCCTATTGGCGGGAAATGTTATAGGGTGCGCGGATGTCCGAGCCCACTGAGCCGCCCGACCAAACCCTCG